AGAACGGCGAGATGGTGGGCTTGCCGGTGGCGTCAAGATACTCAACACCCGCGAAGATGCCGAGCAGCGTGATGCCGTCAGTCGTACCGGAGCGCGTACCGTCAGAGGTGCCAAGCTGAATGACACCATTGGAGGTAAGCTTTACGGGGTCGCCAGCGAAGATGGAGACAGCGTAGGCGCTGGTGATTACATAGGCTTTGGGGCGCATCTGACCACTGTTGTGGAAAGATGGGCGAAAGCCATAAGGTGCGCTAGTCGAAGACATAGTAGCTCCTAGTGGAACGAGGGGTGATTAGGAAAGATCAAACTGAGCTTCCCTGCGCTGCCCTATCTCCATGTTGCCATCACCCATTGTCAGACGCGACTTGGAACTTTTCGCCTGCTGCTCAAGGAACTCTGCGGTGTCGGTAAGTTTTTCTTCCTCACGCAAAGGCGCATCGTGATGCGCTTCCTGCATATATTTCTCGTACAGAGACATAGGCAGCTTGAATGCAAGCATTTCGTTCACCCCAATGAAGCCCTGCCAATCACCTGTCTTCAGGGTGGCATATTCCCAGCCAGCAACGTCTTCTGGCTTCACGGGCTCGTAACCCAGACGAATACGGGTCTGGATGGAATCACGAGGGTTGGTCGTCGTAAGCCAGCACATGTGCCAGCCGGGTATATGTGGCAAGTCCGGTAGAGAGGACTGGAAGAACTGCTGACGGAACATCGCCACCCGCTCATCATCGGAAATCTCGCGATTTTCACTAACAGCGCGATCTTGCATCGCACGGCTCACGCGGCTTTCCCCAGCGGGTTTCTTAAAACGCTCGTCGCTCATGTCTCGCTCCTTTCAGCGATTAGGACACATTCTATAGTTGTTTCAGATAAAGGCAAGGTCTTTCCCTTACCTGTTATTCCGGTCGTACTCTGCGTAACGCTTGGCGTACTTCATGCGCAGAACAGGATCGTCCCACACTCCAGCTTCCATGAGAGCGGCCTTGCGCTCAGGGCTGATGTGGATCTCTTTGCGGGTGCTGGCCGGAGCATGCTCTCGACCGGACCCAACGGCTGGGCCACCGCGAGGGGTGCGCTCAGACCTAGCGGCTGGCGCTTTGCCAAAACGCTCAGGCAGGCGGCGAGAGGCGCGATTGCGCAACTCTTCCCAATACTCTTCCGACTTGGGGTCGTACCCATCCTTCGAAAGCGCATTGTCGATGGCCAACACGATTGCCGACTCTTCGTCACGGCCCTGCGCATCATACCAAGGGTTGTCCTTCAGGAACTCCTTGGCGTGGTGCATCGCCATATCATCAAGCTGCGGAACCTGTACCGGGCGACGTTCGGCCTGCTGCTTCGCCAGATTGAGCTGGTTCAGCTTGGCCAGTGCCTGATCGCGGTAACGCATGGCCTGCGTCACATCGTTCCCGTTGCCGGACTCGACAGCCTTGGCAATTACGCGCTCAGCAAGTTGAGCATCGCTGACGGCCTTGTTGATTTGAGCGTCGTAGCCATTCAGATCTGACTGGTAGGCGCGCTGTTCCTGAGCCGATACTCGGCGCTCAAGATCGTCGTTGCGCTTGCGCAGGAAATCCAGCTCAAGCTTGTCACGGCTGATCGCCTTCTCCCGGCGATCTTTTCGATCCAGCTTTTCCTGCCTGCGGCGTTCGCGGATAGCTTCTCGTTCATCGTCGTTGCCATCGTCTGATGTAGCAACGACGCGATCATCACCGCCATCGTCATCATCGCCAACTTCCGATTCAACAATTACAACTTCTTCGTTGCCGCCGATGTCGTCATCGTCGTCTTCTTTAAGAACTCCACCCATAGCTCATCTCCTTTCAGATGAATGCTTTCACAGCAAGAGGATCGCCGGTTACGTCGCCAATGATGTCCAGATCATTGAAGATCACGAACATGGCCTTCTCGCCAATGTCGCCATAAGCGATTTCCCAACGGTCGCCGCCATACTTGGCGACACGCACGAAATCACCGGGCTTGCACCAAGCGCCTTCAGGCCACGGCTCCATAGTTGTCCGGTTCTTGAACGCCAGCGGTCCAACCGAGATCACCTTGGCGACCTGAGTGTTCCACTTTTCAGTTTCTTGCGTTCCAAGGTCGATGATAATACCGCCCCTAGAGATCTTCCTCGGTGTCCGAATCTGGACCAGAACGCGGCTTCCGAAAGGCCGAATGCCAGCATTTACTGCTGGAAATGCCTCTGCCAATGCGTTCTCAGAGATCTTTATCTCCATACTTTTCCTCGTTTATCAGGTTGAGAAGTACGTTTATTGCGGCCTCATAGCCCTCTATGATGCCCACCCGACACCCGTACTCGAATGCGTCGCGTGTCTGCGGTCGTCTCAAGGCTTCAAGAGCCACTTCCTGCTGAGCAGCCTTGAGACGATTCAGAAGTAGGGTTTCGAAGTTCATCAGTAGCCGGTCTTCGTGTCCTTTGAGCCCTTGGGGGCGGGAGGCGTCGTCTGACCGTTCACCGGCAGGCCAGCGGCCATGCGATGCTTCTGGCGAACAGCGCCGTCATTCAGCGACACAGTTCCGGTTGTAGGCTTGTCACCCATTGTACTCTCCTATCACCGTGCGCCGGGATTGACGCCCGTTCCTGTCGTAACCGAGAACTTTTCCCCGGTTGCAATTTCAAGCTGCGCGAGATCCATCGCGGTGCGATTGTCGGCAGTGTTCATGCGCTCGCGGACGGTGAGATCCGCTGCGGTGCGCTGATCGTCGCCGCTCTGACGCATTTGCTCGCGGGCAAGCTCCAGTTGCTGCTGCTTCTCGCGCATCTGGGCCTCGGCCTGCTGACGCATCTGCTCACGCGCCAGTTCCATCTGCGAACGCTTGTCGTCGTTGGCCAACTGAGCCTGCTTGATGGCAACGTCCTGCGCCGATTGCTGGCCGCGAGCGGCAAGCTCAGCCTGCTTGAGCGCCGCGTCTTGCTGCATCTTGGCCTGTTCGATCTGCATGCGAGCCTGATCGGACTGGGCGCGCTGCTGAAGCGCCTGACCCTGTATCTGGGCATTGAGCTGCGCAATCTGCATGCTGCTGTCAGGCGGCATCTGAGGCTGCGGAGCAAACTGCTGGGCTTGCTGCGTGATCTGCGCCAGCTCCTGACCAAACTGGCCAAGCTGCTGCTCAATGAATTGCTGCACCTGAATGATGACGCTGACCTGTTCAGACGCCTCTTCCTGAATCAGTCCCTCCCGGTGCGCCATATCGACGGCGTTGTGGGCCTCAACCAGATAGTAGTTCAGCAGATGGTCACGCAGATGGCTGGCCATCGGGAACAGATAGCTGTTGGCGATAAACGGGCTTCCGCCAAACAGCGGCGACTTCAAGAACGCCATGTGCGTCTGGATGTGCGCCATGTGATCCTGCTTCGGGATCACGAAGATCGGCCTTCCCATAGTCGCAGCGACGTTTTCGGACACCGGGTCCATGTCTTCGCTGCCGGGTTTCGGCTGCAAGACCTCGTTTTCCGGTACTTTCATGTCGCGCAGGAAGCGTTCTTCGACCTTTCGGGCGTCGTACATCTGCGGCATCGCCTGAGCGCGCTGCATGATGGCCTGCGTCTGGGCAAAACGCTGCGTATCGCTGAAAATTGAGGGATCGCTGACCGGGATTACGTCCAACGGCCCGTCAAAGTCAGACGGATCAATCTCAAGTCCCGATTGCTGGGCCTCAATATCCTCAACGGTCAGGTATGCCGAGTTGATGCGGTGCAAAATCTTGAAGCACCGCGCCATCGACCCATGCAAACGCGAGTGAATGGAGCTGAAAACCACCATTCCCTGCTCGATCAGCGCCATTGTGGTGCCGACCGGCTGATTTGGGTTTTGATCCGACAGTTTTTCGAAGGTTGTCTGGACAACGCCCTTTCCGGCGTCAACCAAGAAGCCGAGAAGCTGGAAAAGCACCGGGCTGGGGCCGTTGAACGGCACCGGCATGGCGATTTTCCGCACATCGTCGATCATCCCGCTGCCCTCGATCTCGATGACCTCGGTGGGCTGGATGTTCAGGGACTGGCCACCGGGGCCTCCCTTGAGCTTCAGGAGCGTCGGGATGTTCTGGATGTGCGCAGAGTCCAGCAGCGCCCTCAATGCGCCTGTAGCGGCCCCGGAGAGGCCACCAATCATGTGCGTCAGGCCAATCGGATACGCGCCGCGCCACGGGATGAACGGGAACTCAACGATCCAGTCCAGTTCCTTGCGCATTTCATCGTCAGGTTCCCAGTTCCTGTAGAGGCTGAGAGCCTTGCTGCTGCTTTTGTCGATGCTGATGATGTAGGGCTCGACGCCATCACCGAAGTCGAGATGCGTGTAGACCTCGAAAATGGTGCGCAGGCCGTCCTCGTTATAGGAGGCGTCCTTGCGGCCTTCGATCTTGTCGTTGGCCTTGCTGCTTTCGCTGAACTCTGGGTCATCGGGAGCGCCAACATCTACTTCGCGGTACATGCCGATCTTGACGCGGCGCTCGAACTCCATCTCGGTGACGTACTGAACATGCGTCTTGCGCTCAGCCGAGTAGAAGTTGGTGGCGGCGAACGGCAGATACACATCGTCAATCGGGATGAACTCAGACATGGGACGCTTCCACTGAGCGTTCCACATGAATTTCATGTACTGGCCACCGCCGAGCGGGAGTTGGGTGCTGAGCTGTTCCAGTTCGCCACGGAACTCAACCATCTGCTCAGTCGTCTGCCAGTTCATGAAATCGGCCTTGCGGCGACCTTTGGCGATCTTCTCGTTATCCTGAACGCCAAGCACCTTGCTCTTCACAGGGCCGCTGGGCGGAAACACTTCCTTCATGAAGCGCGCAGAGAAGTCCACGCATGACTCGACCAGCATGGGGTGGACGACCTTGTTCGCACCCTGAAACTGTGCGCCACCGGGGGCGTCATCGCCCAGACCAGTGCGGCGCAGGCCCTCTTCGTACTGCTTGTCGCGCTTTTCGCGGGCTTCCTTGTCCTTGTCGATCTTGTCGAGAAGGTCGTTGACCGCCTCGCGCAACATCGCAGGATCAACCTCGTCCGCGATGTTCTGGAAATGCTCAAGGTGAACCTTCTCGTCCACCTCGTTGTCGAGATGGATGATAGCGCCGCCGTCTTCCGTGTCCTCGACCTCGTTGAACTCGTCCTCAAGACGCACAACATCGCCGGGGTGCAGATCGTCGTCTTCCTGCATGGTCTCAGGCATTAGTTCACTCCACGGATCTGAGCGGCTATCGCGTCGATCTCATCAGGGTTGTACGCATCGACAGACCCGCCCTGTGCATACCCATGCTCAGAACGGTTAGAATGACGTTCAGACTTCTTTTTCTGCGTAGCTTCAAATCTCCGCAAAGATCTGATGACCAACTGCTCGTCCTCGTCAATCTCGTCTGGTAGGTTGCCCCAGTAGTTCATGTCTATGTAGTTTTTAACGGTAAGTGGAACCCCTTCTTGGATCAACCGGCGCAGGACCGCGTTGTGCCCAAGTTGGCTCTCTAAACCCTCCAGCCAATTCAAAGATTGCGTTTCGCGCTTGTTCTGCTGTGAGGTTCCCGGCATCTTTTTCTCTCCAGATGTTATCAACGGCTTCTACATTCTTTGGAGTTTTCCATTCTCTAGGGAATAACTCTCTAACTGGCTCCCATGTGGCGGATTGCATTTGCCTAGGGAGAAGACCTTGGTCTGCTGCCGCCATTCGAGTAGCCTCGGCGTTGGCACCATATGTTCCCTGAACGCCTGTAACTGCTGAACTCTTTTCGGCAACATAGTTTGGCGGCTGTTTGTTTTTGGCAAGGCCAGAAGCCAAGTTATGCGCGACCGCTGGCGTGTTGCCAGATAGCGGGCGAAGCTGAGACGCCGCGACTGCATGTGTGTCCGCAGTAACGTCACCAAAACGCAGATCATCAGGAAGTTCGATATTATTGTAGAAGCTCCTGACTTTGTGTTTTGTTCCCAACATTGGGGATATGACATTCATATCACCACCGCTTGTATATGCACGAACGGCTTTTTCAATTTCGTTCAAAGATCCCCAGCCAACTTTAGCCACCGAGCCATCGTCGTTTGTGATGAAATGGCCAAGCTTTCCTTCCGGGGTTATAGACCTGTAGTTTCTTGCATTGTGAACCTCGTCATAAAGCCTGATCCACAAAGCTTGATCCAGCGGATCTGTCAGGTCCGAAAATCTTTTCCCTGCGATTGAATCAAACACCGCTTGATTGACCGGGCTTGTCAGCGCCGTGCTATTGCGCTGAAAACTTTCCATCTCAGGCGTCATGCGGGTGCTGGCAGTGGGGCCAAAAATAACATCGCCAACTCGCTCAGCAAGAGATGCGTTTTTGAACCAATCCATTTGAGGAGAGAGAGCCGCGATAGCCGCAGAAGAAGACTGCCTCGGTATCCCATATCTTTCCGACAAAGCGTCGGAGAAATTGTTTGCGCCATTGTACCAAGAAGGCGACCTTTCGCGCATGACAGACGGGGCGTTTTCATACAGGAAGTTCAGGTTGTCGCGAGCCTGATCCATGTATCCTGAAAGCTGTTCTTCAGGTGAACGGCCCTTGAGATGCGCAAAGCCGGGGTAGTCAGACAACAGCCCCATATTATGCTCAAAGGTCGGGGTCTCCCGCATCTCTTTGGGGCCAATAGTCAGTTGCTCCAACAACGGGTTTTCAGTTGCGCTCTTGCCTGTTGGGAATCGGGTCGAAGCTCTAAGCTCAGGCCCAGCACCGCGAAGAGCGGCTTCCTCAGCACCTCTAAGCGCAGCCTTCTCAGCTCCTTTGAGCGCGGCCCTAGACGCCAACCCACCGCCAGCAGGCATGACGACGCCAGCCGCAGCAAGCGGCAGAAACCGTTGAAGCTTGTTGGCTTCCTCGTCCGCGCCAGCCGTGCGCAGAACGTCGATCTTGTCTTTCAGCTTCGCGACATCCGCAGCAGCCAGCGCGTTGCCAATGCCCGGAAGCATGCCACCGATCAGGGCAACAGGATCTTCTCCCATTGAGTGCATCACCTCGCCCACACCCTCAAGGCTGGGACTGGACGCGCCCTGAGCCTCTGGGCTAAGCGCAGCTCCGAGCATCGACGGCGTGATGGCGCGACGGGCCGAAACTTCGGGCGCCCGCATGTACGCCGACAGGTCAGCCTGCGGGGTGCTGTAGATGTCGCTGATGCCAGCGCCGATGCCGCTCAGGGCCTCGCCCATGCCTTCGAAGCTGGGGCTGCTTGCGCCCTGCGCCTCGGGGCCTTCCATTGCGGCAATAGCTTCTTTGAGCCCACCGCGAGCATACCCTCGCGCCGAGTCGATCTTGAGCCGATTGCGGATCGGGTTCACAATCGCCAGCCCCTCATTCGGCAGCTTGTGGCCGGGGTTCAGCTCGCCATGCCCGAAGACCTCCAACGGCTTCTTGCGGCCAGACGACAGGTAGGCGTGAAGGAGCTTGCCAGCGGCCACCTGTTCAGGCGTCACATCATCGTTGTTCTTCGCGATCACCTCGACGCCGATGGTGTTCTGGTTCCCCAGATTGCGCTCTTGGTTGGTCAGAACGTGAGCGCCGGTCGTCCCCGGAGGGAGCGCCGCATGGACCGAGCCATCTCGGTCGATGATGTAATGAACGCCCAAGATCATCTTGCGCCCGGTGAATGGGTCAACCCGGTTGTTCAACGTGTTGACGACGCCCTCCGGCGTCCCTCGCCCTGCCGTGTGGTGGAACACCACGGCCTCGGGCTCCTCCATCGCGCTGCCGCGATACTGCGCCATGTGGCTGATGTCGCGGATGTTGAGCTGAGCGGTCGCGTCTTCGATAGCCCGCAGCGCCTCGGGCTTCTCTTCGGCAGCGTATCTGCTGGCCATTGCCCGCAGCGCCTCGGGGCTCTCATTCGAATCATACGCCACCGGCTGCACGGACGCCTCAGACGGCCTATTCGGGCGCATGGGCATGAAGCCACCGGACGGCAGCGGGGGCTGGGCTCCGGGGATCGTGCGCTGGGCGGGAGGCACCTCTGGCTCGACCTGACGGCGCGGGGGCGGCGGAAGGGGGCGCGACTCGACCGCCGTGCTTGGCGCGGGCCTGCTCTCGTTCTCGCGCAGCTTGCGCTCCATCTCCATGCGCGCCTTGTCGGCGCGGAAGAAGTCGGCGGCGCTGTCGGGGCTCCCCCAGTTCACTTCGCCATCGTTGACGACTTTCTCGCCGGTCGATTGGTAGTCGTCGCCCTTCAGCATGCTGAGCAGGCGCTCGCGCAGGCTTGGCACTGGCCCCCCCTCGGCATACTGAGTCGGCTGCAATAGCTGCTGGAGCCGCGCCTGAGCGTCAGCCGGGTCGATGCCTAGATTGAAGGGGCGGTCAGCCATCGTGAGCCTCACACTGCATAGGGATTGACATGTTCGCGCTTCGCAGGGCGGCGCTCGTCAACGTCTTTTGCGCGTGGCAGCTCGAACCACGAAGCGTCCTTGAGGTAGATGATCGCCTGCGTGAACGTGTCCACATAGTCGTCATGCTCTGCCACTGGAAACTTCGATAGCTGACGCAGGAACGCGCCAGCCCAGCTCACCGGATGCCCCTTATTCTTAGTGGACTCTGGTATCCAAATCAATCCCAGCTCCAGCGTCGGGGCCGCTTGGTGCGCCCTGCTCACCTTGTCGGCATTGCCGGGGTTGTAGCCGATGGCCGGAACACGGGCGAGGCGCATGTCCTGAAGCAGGCTCTGGCCGCTGGCCTTGGCCTCGACCAGCATCCGGTCGGCACGGCGAGCCCGGCTGTAGGGGCTGTCCTTCGTCATGCCGCCGTACTCGGTCGCCCAGTCCTTGATGACCCGGGCGCGTAGATCAGGGTAAGACAGATGCTCGTCCCATGCGTCGATGAGCATGGCGTTGCGCTCGCCCTCATGGGTGAAGACCCCCCAGACCGTGCATGCGGTCGGGTCGCCGGTCGTCTTCTCGGTGAAGGCGCAGTCGTATGACTGGAGGATGAACTCGAACGGCGGCAGGCCCTTGTCGGTCGGCCACAGCTCGAAGCAGTCGGTCTTGAGGATGCCGCCCTCGGTCGGGGCAGGCTCCTGCTGGAGCTGGCCCGCTGTCCCGTAGGCACCGAGGCTGTTCTTGAGGTTCGTGATCTCCTTGTCCCCGAAGCGGTCGGGGCAGATCAGCTCGCCCTTCTTGCGGCGAGGATCGTACACGCCGAGCGAAGTGCGGCGCACCTTCCCGTCCCACTCGGCGGGGATGCAGACATGCTCCCAGCCGCCCTGCTCAAGGATGATGCCGGAGACATCCCGCTCATGCAGGCGCTGCATCACCGTGACCATCGCGTCCCTTTTCGGATCGTTCAGGCGGCTCGACCACACTTGGTTGAACCAGTCAATGGTTGACTCGCGGATGGCGTCCGACTGGGCGTCCTTGGCGGAATGGGGATCGTCGAGGATCAGGCGAGATCCGCCTTCGCCGGTCGCCGTCCCGCCGACTGAGGTGGCGATCCGGTAGCCGTTCTTGGTGGTCTCGAACCGCTGTTTGGCGTTTTGATCGCCAGCGAGCTGGAACAGGTGGCCCCACCTCTCCTGATACCAAGGCGATTGGATCAGACGCCGAGCGGCGAGGTTGTCGCGGATCGAGAGGCTGCTGGAGTAGGAGGCGCAGAGGTATCGCTGGTGCGGCGCGGTGATCATCTCCCAGCATGGCCACGCCACGCTGATGATGGTGGACTTCGAATGGCGGGGCGGGATGTTCACCAGCAGGCGCAGGATCTCGCCCGCCGTCACGGCCTCCAGATGCTCGCAGATCACCTCGATATGCCAGCCCGGCACGAAAATGGTTCCGGGCTCAAGCACATGCCACGCTTGCTTGACGAACTCGTAGAGGCTCGCGCTCGCGGCCCGGCGCGACACCTCCCGGTCCACCATCTCCTTCATGATGTCGCGGGACAGGGGGGCGTTCATTTGGCGTCTGTAGCCTTGCCGAGCAGGGTCTGCATCGTCGCCAGCTCAGCATCGCTCAAACCGCGAAGATCCACGCTGGCGACCGCCACAGGCCCGCCACCGGCCCCTGTGACTTCCTTGCGATCCGTGTAGTCCTCGCGGAAGCGAGAGGCGACGTTCTTGTGCCAGAGCGGCGCGTTGAAGTCTCGGCTCGCGAGCCCGGCCTGCCCCTGATCTTCCCACCATGCCTGCGAAAACGTCATCGCTCGCGTAAATGCGGCGAGAAATTCAGGGTAATCTCGCGTCCAGTTCTTCACCGTCTCTTTGTCAACGTCGAAGTGCGCAGCCATCTGCGTCATGGACTTCCCCTGTTTCCCAAGGTCAAGCACCATGTCGCAGTGTTCCGGCTTATAGAGCGAAGGACGCCCGACTTTCAGCAAGTCCTCTGGCGCTTTCTTCTTTGTCACTCAATCATCCTTTTCCAAGGCGTTCATGTAAGCGTCAAACACCTCCGGGTCCATTTCCTCTTCAGGATCTGGCTCCGGGCAGTTCTCTTCGTCTTCAATCTCGCGCTCGATTTCGCGAATGATTTCATCATCTTCCATCATTCCGTTCCTTTCGCATACTTTCCGAGCGGCGTCTGCTCGAACCCGACTGCTGACATATATAGCTCAAAGATGGCATTTTCGCTATCGCGTTGATTCTGGGGCTTTTTCCGAGCTGCAACCACCTTCTTGAGAATCTTCACATCAAAGCCGTTTCCTTTGGCTTCCTTGTAAATCTCTGAAATATCGAGAGAAATCGCTGATTTCTCGTCTTCCATGCGCTCGATGCGTTCCACAACCGAGACGATCTGGCTGTTGCTTATCATGGCACCCTCATTGGCTAATGGTTTCAAACACCCAATTTCTCCCGCAATTCCGGGGGATAGTCAACCGGGATCGCTGGGTCGGCAATTAATTGGCGACTTTTGCCGACTTTTTTCATCAACCCCTGTTGACATGGCGAATTATGTTCGCGTATACCTATTGCACGGTCACAGACCGAATCACTTAACCAGATGGAGATTGACATGCTGATCGTGACCCTCACCAACGGAATGATTTTTGATAGCGAAGTCACCATGACCCGCGCCGAGCTGATCGAGATGATCGAGGACGGCCTCTTCATCAAGACGCCCATCGACAAGATCATCGAGCTGAGCAGCGGCCTGCTGGGGATCGACATCACCGCCGACATCGCCAAGTCGATCTGGACCGAGCTGAACGCCGACGACCGCGCCCCCCACCATGAGCTTGAGGTCTGGCTTAACGGCTTCGGCCATGACTGCACCGACTTTGGGTTTGTGCCCGAGCCCCGCTCCATG